ACACTTCTACCCAATTTGGGAAGCTGCTTCACTTGATGAATGGCTGTACAACGGGGGTCCATTCCAACTCGTCACTTTCCACTTCCTCATCGGCATCTACGCCTACATGGGTCGTGAGTGGGAACTTAGCTATCGACTAGGGATGAGGCCCTGGATCTTTGTTGCGTACTCTGCTCCGGTCGCTGCGGCGACTGCTGTCTTCCTGGTGTATCCTTTTGGGCAAGGTTCTTTTTCAGATGCGATGCCTCTGGGGATATCCGGGACGTTTAACTATATGCTCGTTTTCCAAGCCGAGCACAATATTCTCATGCATCCTTTTCATATGCTGGGTGTTGCCGGCGTGTTTGGTGGGAGCTTGTTCTCTGCTATGCACGGCAGCCTGGTCACGTCTTCTCTCGTCCGTGAGACGACGGAGGACATGTCCCAAAACTATGGCTACAAGTTTGGGCAAGAAGAGGAAACGTATAACATCGTAGCAGCACATGGCTATTTCGGACGACTCATCTTCCAATACGCGAGTTTTAACAACAGCAGAAGTCTACACTTTTTTCTGGCTGCTTGGCCTGTTGTTGGTATTTGGTTCGCTGCCCTTGGTGTTAGCACGATGGCTTTTAATCTTAACGGCTTTAATTTTAACCAGTCCCTTCTTGATTCTCAGGGACGTGTGGTTCGTTCTTGGGCCGACATCCTTAACCAAGCGAACCTGGGATTTGAAGTCATGCACGAGCGCAACGCTCACAACTTCCCTCTGGACCTTGCTTCTGTTGAAGCAACTCCGGTGGCTCTATCCGCCCCCACCGTCGGCTGATGAACGACACGAACATCTGGCCTACTGAACCTACTATCATTATGACTGACCATCCCTACGGTGTCCCACATAACGAACGAGCTGAGCAGCTCAACGGTCGCCTCGCTATGCTTGGCATCATGGCTGCTTTTGGCTCTTATGCACTGACTGGACAAATCATCCCAGGTATCTGGTAATGCCTCTGAAGAAGGGTAAGTCTAAGAAGGCAGTTTCTGCTAACATTAATCAACTGAAGATTGAAGGCTACCCTCAGAAGCAAGCAGTTGCCATTGCCCTGAGTAAAGCTGGTAAATCCCGCAAGAAAAAGTAATGGCTAAAAACGTTAGCCTTAAAATTGGAAAACACAAATCCCGTACCGGTGGCTTAACAGCTGCCGGTCGGGCTAAATACAACCGAGAAACTGGATCAAACCTTAAGGCTCCTCAGCCTCAAGGCGGTCCACGTAAGCGGTCCTTCTGCGCTAGGATGTCTGGTGTGAAAGGACCCATGAAAGATAAAAAAGGTCGTCCTACTAGGAAGGCTCTTGCCCTACGAAAATGGAACTGTGGCTAACAAGAAAAACCGTAAGGGGCTGACTATTGCAGCCTCCTTTGAAATTGGCCCTGGTCATAGAGATGCCATGAAAGGCAAGAAAATCTATGAGAAGGGTAAGAGCACCGACAACAAACATGAAAAAGAAATTTTTCTAAAGAAAGCTGGTCCACAACTTCCCCTTGCTAAAAAGAAAAAGAAAAAAGGAGGAAAGAGCTATGGCTAAGCCTGGACTCTATGCTAACATCCACGCCAAGCGTAAGCGCATCGCCCAGGGTTCTGGGGAGAAGATGCGTAAGCCTGGCGCTAAAGGCGCTCCTACTGCTGCACAATTTAAAGCAGCAGCTAAGACTGCTAAACCACGTAAGCGTAAATACGCTGCATAAGCAACGTACGTTCATCCCTTCGGGGACGCATGTCGCCTGATCATGGAACGGGGGTCAGGTACTTCTATCTGGAACAATGACTCAAGTCGAACTGGATGCCCGTGTACGGGAGCAAAAGGCTGCTAACAAGAAAGCCAAGCTGAAGTATCGCGGCGTTGCTTACATTAAACCTGTCAAACACTATTTGTAATGAAAACTTTTATCACCTCTCTCGCTTTCATCGGCCTCGCTGCTCCTGCCATGGCTGGTCCCTATGCTAATGTTGAAGCCAACAGCGGCTTCACTGGTTCCGATTACAGCGGTACCTCTACGGACTTCCACGTTGGTTACGAAGGAGCAGCTGGTGCTGCTAGCTGGTACATCCAAGGTGGTCCTACCTACGTCAGCCCTGATGGCGGCGAAGGCGAGACCATTGCTACCGGTAAGATTGGCGGCTCTGTGGCTGCAGGTGAAAAGCTCTCCGTCTATGGTGAGCTGTCTGCTGCCTTTGATGACGTCAATTCCTACGGCACCAAAGCTGGTGTGAAGTACAAGTTCTGATAAAACGGATTGGGGGCACCTCAGAGTCGGACCCCCTTTCCCTTGGCATTGGCCTCTACGGAGACACCCTTTGCCGCAGCTGTGGCATTGAGACGCCCTTAAGTTCTCAAAACATTTTATGAATCTGATTCAACTTGCGTGGGCTGCTGGTCTTTACGAAGGTGAAGGAACAGTACGTCGTCAACTAGAAATTGAGATGACTGATAAAGATGTCATCACTAAATTTCGTGATATCATGGATTGCGGATACGTGACCTACCGTGAACGCCCAGGTGTTAAACCTACTTGGCGTTGGCGTGTTGGTAACAAACGTGATGTAACCCGATGTCTGACACTGATGCTTCCTTTCTTTGGAAACAGGCGAGCCTACAAAGCTCTTAACATTCTAGATAGTATAGAGCTAACTTGATTACTTTAACTATCTTTTTTTACAATGGCTGACGCTACTCAAACTGCGCTAGGCCGGTCTAATCTTAGCACCGGTACTGGCTATGATGGGGCGAATGATAAGTACGCCCTTTATTTGAAGCTTTTCTCTGGTGAGATGTTCAAAGGCTTCCAGCATAACACGATCGCTCGTGATCTGGTTATGAAGCGGACCCTCAAGTCCGGCAAGAGCCTCCAGTTCATCTACACTGGACGCATGGATGCCAGCTTCCATACGCCTGGCACTCCTATCCTTGGCTCCGGTGATCCCCCGGTGGCTGAGAAGACCATCATCGTGGACGACCTGCTGGTTTCCAGCGCGTTCGTGTACGATCTGGACGAAACCCTCGCACACTACGAGCTGCGTGGTGAGATCAGCCGTAAGATCGGTTATGCTCTGGCTGAGCACTATGACCGTCGTATCTTCCGCTCGATCGTCCGTGGTGCCCGTGCTGCCCACCCCGTGAGCGCAACCGGTAAGGTTGAGCCCGGTGGTTCGCAGATCCAAATTGGTACTGGTACTGGTACCACCGCTGATGCTCTCGACTCTGACAAGATCGTGGCTGCCTTCTTTGAAGCTGCTGCTGTCCTGGACGAGAAGGGTGTGTCTGGCGAAGGTCGTGTGGCTGTCCTCAGCCCCCGTCAGTACTACAGCCTGGTTGAGAACGTCTCGACCAACGCTCTGATCAACCGTGACGAGCAAGGTACCGCGCTGCAAAGCGGCAACGGCATCATGTCGATTGCTGGTATCAAGATTTACAAGTCCATGAACCTGCCCTTCCTGGGCAACTATGGTACCAACTCGACCATCGACAACCCTGGTTCGTTCGTGGGTGCTTCCGTTGAGGCTACCGCCACTGGCGAGAACAACCCCTACGGTTCTGCTACCGACTTCGACACCTCCTGCGGCCTGATCTTCCAACGTGAAGCTGCTGGTGTTGTTGAGACCATTGGACCCCAAGTGCAAGTCACCAGCGGTGACGTCTCCGTGATCTATCAAGGTGACGTTATCCTGGGTCGCCTTGCCATGGGCTGTGACTATCTGAACCCTGCTGCTTGTGTGGAACTCCACGCTACCAGCACTGCCGGTTCTGCTTTCTGATAACACTTTTGTTGTTTACTGGGGGACCTTCGGGTCCCCTTTTTTTATACTTATGGCAACCCCATCCTACGCAACGTCCACCGAACTGGATGCTGTTAACTCAATTTTAATGAGTGTCGGAGAGTCTCCGGTCAATACTCTTGATACCCAAAGTCCTGAAGTTGTTATTGCTCAGAGTACTCTTCGGCAGGTTTGCCGTGAGATCCAATCCGAGGGTTGGAGCTACAACACTGAGTATGAATTTGGTATCACTGTAGACTCCAATGATGAAGTAGTTATTCCTCCTACTGTTCTGCAGCTGGATGTGAATAGGTACAAGCATACTGACAACTATGATGTTGTCCGTCGTGAAGGCAAACTGTACGACCGATACAATCACACATTTAAGTTTACAGACATTGATGTTCTGTATTGTGATATTGTTTGGTTCTATGAGTTTTCTGATATTCCACAAGCATTCCGTGATTACATTACCGCTCGTGCTGCTCGCATTGCAGCAGGTCGTATGGTGAGTGATACTGACACTGTTCGTATCCTCCAGGCTGATGAGCAAACCCTGCGTGCTTTGGCTATTGAGTATGACACTCAACAGGCTGAGTACAATGTGTTTAATGGTAGTGATCTGCGGAATCCTTACACCAGCTTTAAACCATTCCAAGTCCTTAGTCGATAATGGCAGCAGTTAACCAACGTATTCCCAACTTCTTGGGTGGTGTTTCTCAACAACCCGACTTTATTAAATTTCCTGGACAACTTAGAACCTGTCATAACGCTCTTCCTGATGTTACCTTTGGTCTAGTTAAGCGTCCTCCTGGTGAATATGTTGGTGTCCTTGCCAATGCTGAGTCAGGCGGTCAATGGTTTGACATTGTTCGTGATCAAAACCGTAAGTACATTGTTCAGATTACTGATACGCCTGCAATCCTTGTATGGGATCTTGAAGACGGATCACAGCAAACTGTGAATGTTGCTACAGGTGTTGACATTAACTACCTGGCACGTACTGCTGGTTCTACTAAACCGTATGGTCTGCTGACTATCAATGACTATACGTTTATTGCTAACCCTGATAAAACTGTAGGCACAGCTCGGACTACTCCCACATTTCAAGACCATTATGGTTTTGTGACTGTTGATGCTATCACATATAACACTGAGTATGTGGTATCATTAGGGAACTCTAACATTAGCTCTACCACTAAATACAGAGCAGAGACACTAGAGGTTGTCTATGCTGGTACGTCTAGCCCAACTTGGGAAGACGATCCTGGCACTGGTGAACATACTGGTCAAACCAGCTTCTATAGCACTGCGTCTGGTAGTAATGGTGTTAAAGGCGTAGTTACTGTTAATGCTCAAATCTTAGCTACACACACCTCTGGTAACAACCCTTCCTACAAAACCCGGTATACTGCTCAAGTTACTTTGCAGGATACAGGTGATGATGTGACTAATGGTTCTACTATTAGTGTGAGTGTTGCTGGAGAAAACTATACGGTTACGATTGCATCCGTTTCTTCTTACGAAAGTTATGAGGATAGCAATGCTGCTGTGTATCGTACACCGAAAAGCGTAGCCAAAGGTCAGCTTAGTATTGATAGCATCCTTGGCTCTCTCAAAGACGCTATTGAAACTAAGTACACTGATGTAACCGCGACTCCTACTGGTAACGGTTTATTCCTTAGTAGTACATCAAGTTTTGGCAGCATCACCACACGTGGTGGTATTGCTGGTGATGCCTTGTATGGCTTCACAGATTCTGTTCAGAACGTAAGTAGACTCCCTACATATTGTAAACACGGCTACATAGTCAAAGTCTATAACACAGAGAATGCAGGCGAAGATGATTACTATGTGAAGTTTACTGCTGATAATGAAGATATCGGTAGTGGTGTCTGGGATGAGGCTGC